TTCACGACCGTGCCGCGATGGCTGCCGCTGCGGCGGTCGGAGAGCGTCTACTCTTGCGAGTAGCGATAGCGCGTCAGCCTACCATCCCCTTTGCCTGCCGCCAAACTTCCTTGACGCGCCGCTCCCAGCCTTTTCCGAACGTGGGCCAAGTTGGCAAGCCGCGCAGAAACAGCAGCCTAAGCTCGCAAAACCGATCCACGATTTCTGTGGCCTCATCCTCTTTGATCGCCGCCATCGTCTTCGGGCCAATCACGCCATCGGGCCAGACGCCGATGGATTGCTGCAGCAGCATCGCGGCGCGCCCCGGCCCGCTGTTGACGGCGCAGTCGAAGACCGCGAGGTCTACGCCCGGAGGCAGTTCGTCGCCGCGCACAGCGTTCCAGTAGCGCTCGCGGTAGAGCGGCTCGACCATGCCCGGCGTCAGGCCGCGCATGTCGGCCTCGTTCGCGGGGTGGCTCGTCCATTCTTCCCAAGCGCGCCGCGTCACGCCCAGGTTGGTCATGCCGCCGGGATCGCGCGGATGGTTGACGAAACCGCCTTCGTGCTTGAGCAGCGCCTCAAAGGCGACAGGCCAGGTGGATGCGCTCATTTGCCCTTCTCCGCCAGCAGCTGGGTCTTGGCCTGAGACGAGCTCGACGAGCCAAAGTAGTAGGCAATGACCTGTTCCGCTTTTGCGGACACAAACCCGATCAGCGTGCCAACCGTCGTAGCCATCAGCGGATCCTTCATGCCGTCGACCCAGCCAAGCAACACGAGGAACACCGTCGCCATGAAGCCGCAGACAATGACGCCCGCAAGTATGCGCGGCATCCAATCGCGCACCTGAGCCTCGCGCTGCCGGGCGCTGTCCCGATCGCTGGCCGATATGCGCTCAATGTCGATGTCGAGCTCTTTCATGCGGATGGCGAAGTCGTTGTCGGCCTTTTTCAACGCTAGAAGCTGATCGGGCGTGGCAGAGGCGGCCGCCTTCTCGACGTCCTTCTCGCTGCTGTCAGTCGGAAGTCCCAGCGCGCTGGCGACGGCCTGCATCGCCATGCCGCCCAAAGGGCCGCCAATGGCTGTGGCAAGGCTTGGCGCGACAGCACCTACAATCTTGAGGAGATTCATTACTTTTTCTCCAGCAGCGTGATCCGCTTGTCGAGTTCGGCCTTAATGGCGTTCATGTCGGTGCGAATAGATGCGCGCGCGGAGGCCGCATCGGCCGCCATGTCGAGCCTGCTCTTTTCGATTGCCGCCATGCTGCGCTCCCGATCCAGCGTCATTGCGGCCCGCGCTAGAGCGGCATCGCGCTCAACGCGGTCGATCTTGTCGTTCAGCGCCTCGCGGATCTGCGCCATGTCGATCGTCGTGCCCTGCGGCGGGATTGCCTTGTTCTCGGCGTTAACCACGACCGCGATTCGGCCCTTCAGAACGATCAGCTCGTTGTGTGCGTTGCTGAGAGAGGTCATCAGATAGACCACGCAAGAGAACAGGATCGGCACAGCCGCGAAGACAACCTTCTCCACTAGCGCGCTCTTGGATGCCGAGGCTGCTATAGCTTCGCTCATTGCAGCCTGCTTCTCTTCTGACGTCGCCATGTCAGCCTCGCTTGTTCCAGAGGTCAAAGAGCGCTTTGACCTTTTCCTCGATGACGAGCACGCGCTGGTCGAGCTTGGCGAGGACGATCACCAGCGTGATGAACCCGATCGCCAGCGGCCAGAGCTTGAGGACGGCCTCCAAGGCTTCCATCGCTCATTCCGGCTTCCTGCGCAGGCGCATCACGATGTGCTGCACCGTCCTGCTTTCATAGATGCGAATGCCGGTCCACACGATGGTGAAGATGGCGGCCACGGCGGGAAGCCAGCCCGCCACGGTAGCCACCGCCGTGCCCAGGGAGACTGCATCGATGGCCTGCTTTGCGGGCTCGTTCATGGCGTTCACCACGGAAGAGCGGGCTTGGTGACGGCAGGAGCGGCCAGATCGGCAAGCTGCGCGGCGACGCTGCTCTCGTGCTTGGCGACCTCGTCGGCACCCATCTGCGTCTTTACCCAGCCCACCACGATGTCCTTGGTGAGAGCGTCATACTGCGTAAACGGGCCACCTTCGTAGGGGACGCCAATGGAGCCATACACCGACGCCGTGTTGGTGCCGTCCTCGCCATTGACGGTCCAATGGACGGTGCTGACAACGTTGTCCTTGCCGTCCTTCGTGACGCACTCAAGAGCTGCGATATTCCACGTGATGTTAGCCATTGTCGGTCTCCTTCATCTGGTCCTGCGCCTGCTGCCTAATCTTGGCGATGAGGTCCGCCACTTGCCCATACGGAAGATTGGAGAGGGCGCTAAGGACGAGGTTGGTTTCGGGGATCGTCAGGTCAAACTTCATGTCATCACGGCCCGGCATCACGCCAGGCGCCTCCACTGTAGAAGTAGAGCTTGTTGTTGGTGGTGTTGATGACGAGCGGCGCAAGCCCCGTGATTGCCGTGGGCGTTCCGGTCGGGGTGCCCGCGCACGTTGGGATGTAGAGGAAGCCGTCCGTGGCCGTGGTCGCCAGCGCAGCGGTGCCAACGCGGACGTTGCCGCTGGAGTCGATCCGCATACGCTCGGTAGTGCCGTTGGTGCGTAAAATTAACGCACCCGGAGTGCTCATATATGTGTTGTCATCAGAAAAAAGCTGAAGCGTTTGTTTGGCTACTCCAGAGCTATCGTTCATGAAAAAAGCAGTAGCATTTGGAATTCTAATAGCGCCGTTTACGTCGAGTTTAAACGCTGGCGACGAAGTGCCGATGCCGACGTTGCTGGAGCTGTCGATCCGCATGCGCTCGGAGCCTGAGGTGGAAACAGCGACGGTGTTAGCGGCGGGGAAGTAGATGCCGGTGTTGGAGTCGCCCGTGGTCGTCAGCGATGGCGCTCCCGCGGTTCCTGCGCCAACCGTTGCGGTCGTAAACGTTCCAGCCGCCGCCGACGCGCCGCCAATGGTGACGCCATCCACTGTTCCGCCGTTGATGTCGATCGTCGTGACCGAACCGCCGTTTGAGACCGTTGCGCCGGTCAGGTTGACCGTTCCGGTGGCGGTCAGATTGGTCGTGTTGATGGTCGTCGCGGTCAACGTGCCGAAAGCATTGGCCTTCTGCAGCTGAAAGCGCGTGCCGTCGTACACGATCACCGCGACCTGGCCGCTGACGATGTCGCCGGCAATCAGCGCCGTGGAACCGTCGCGGGTCACCGCCTTGGCGCCAAGCGCATCGATGTTCATCGTCACGGCGCCGGTGTTGGTGCCAGAGGCGACGAACCAGTACATTGCGCCCGTCGAGTACGCGGTCAGCGTCGGGGACATCGAGCCGGTGATTGTGTCGATCCCGCTGACGGAAATCAGCGACGCCACATTTCCCTGCACCTGCGCCAGGTTGACGCTGTCGGTGCCTGCAGTGCCGGCCGCCACGCCCGTGAACTTGTTGTTGCCCATCGGAATGTTGGCAGTCGCCGCGGTCTGGCCGTCCTTGGTCATGGCCGTGGACAGGCCGGTCGCGAGGTCGGCGGTCAGGGCGTTGAACGCGGCGGCGGTGATGACCGTACCAGCGACGACTGGCTGGCCGGCGCTGTTGATCTGGAAGGTGCCGGAACCGTTATAGCTCATGGAGAGATCCCCTGCTGCAGGATGTTGATGAGCGCCGGGATGTTGCCCCGAGGCTGAGACGCGGAAGGCGTAGTGGCCGCGCGACCGCCGGAAAGGATGATGTCCATCAGACGCTGCGCCTTCTCGCGCTCCATCTGATCGGCGGCCCGCTTGGAGAGGTAGCCGACAGCGGGAACTGCAACCGCGCCAGCGGGGCCAAGAACTGCAGCGCCGCCGCCGCCGCTGAGAATGCCGCTGACGACGCCGGTCGGCGCGGCCTTTCCAAACAAGCGCAGGGTGTTCTGGATGAGGTCGCCTTCGACCGCACTCTTCAACGCCTTCATTTCATCGGGCGTGAAGCCGCGCGTGGCCTCCTTGTTTAGCATCACCGACTTGAGGGCCTGGCGCATGGTGTTTTCGAGGTTCGCGCCAGATCCCGCCGTAGCGGCGTTGGCTTGCGCGCGCTCAATGGCATCGGCGATCTCGCCGTGCTTCATCAGGCGCGACCACGCCGCCCTAGCCTCGGAGATCATCTTCGACGCAGTCGCAACATCGGTCTTGATGCCTGCCGCCTGCGCAACCGGGCCTGCGATCACATCGTTGTCGAAGATCGACGTCCCGACGCGCGGGGATTTCACCAGATCATCGATGGCGTTCACGATCTTGCGAGCGGCAACGCGATCGGACTCGTTCATCGGCCCGCCGACTTTCAAGGCCTGCTTGCGGATGTTCTCCAGCTCCTTGAACGCGAAGACGTTGTCCTGGATGCGGTCGATTTCCTTCAGGACGTTCGCGGTGCCGGGCTGATTGCCCGGGTTGTAACCGAAGTCCGACAGCTGCTCCGCGATGTCCTCGCGAAGGCGCTTGGCAGCACCGGGCGTGAATATGACGCCAGCCTCGTCGGCGGCCTTGTAGGCGCGCTGCGCGGCTTGCTTCGTTTCCTCGGCAGTCGGAACGCCCGGCGCGGGCGCGACGGTGCCGAATGTGCGGCGCGCAAGCCCGGACACGGCTGCCGGGACGGCCGCACCGGCAAGGCCGCCAGCGACCCCGGCGACGGCCTTGGCGGTGGGGCTCGTTTCTGGCCCCACCGCCTCCTGCGCCGCCTGCGATCCGACGCCGCCCGTGGCACCCATGACCGCCTGCTGCACGGGCGCGGCCTGCAGGACATCGGCCAGCCGCTGCCCGGCGGCCCCGGCCTGCTGCCGCACGACGCCGCCGAGGCCATACCCGGTCGGCACGCCAGCCGCGCCTTGGATCGCCGCGCCCATGATCCGCTCGCCCGCGTCGCGAGGCTCGGGCAGGCCGACTGCGGTCGCGGCCTCGGAGACCTGCTGGGCGGCGGGCTTGGCGCGCATCCACTCCAGCCCCGGCACGTTCGACAGGAGGTTCTGCGGAATGGCGGCGACGTCGTAGACGAGCCCAGGAAGCCCTAGGAGCCCCTGAGCGGTCGCTCGGGTGCCGAGGCCCAGCTGCTCGGCCGTCGTGCGCGGAGCGGGCGCCTGCGGGGCTTGCGGTGCCGCCTGCGGGGTGGCGGGAGGCTGGGAGGCGGCGGGCGCGGGTGCCGGCGACTGCAGGCGACGGATTTCGTTGGCGAACAGCGTCGCGGCATTGGTGTCGCCGGCCCTGTCTGCGGCCACCAACGCTTCCTGCAGGCGAGCGAGATCAGACATGGATCACCGGGGCGCGTAACGGTTGAGCAGGTCGTTCATGTTGGGAGCCGCTGGCTGCTGCCCCGGCGCGGCCCCAGGAGCCTGCGGCGCGGCGGGGCGCTGCGGGGCTGCGGGAGGCGTCGGCGCGGCGGGCTGGCCGCCGGGCTGGCGGTAGCTGCGGGTGCGGATGGACTCGGCATCAGCTTCGGCCTTTTTCTGGCGCTCCTCTGCCAGCTTGATGGCGCGATCCAGAAGCTCGTTTCGCACCGCCCTAGGCTCGGAAGCGGAAGCTTGCAGCTTCTGCAGCACTTCGCGCTCGGCATTGGTCGGGTTGCTGCCGAAAGTCGCGCGCAGTTTGCCCAACATCTCGACGCCCATGATGTTGTTGAAGCTCGCCGTCGCCCGCGCGCTTTCCGAAGGATCGACGTTGGCTATGGCGGCCGCCTGCCTCTCTGCCCACGAAAGCGCAGCGCCTGCCGTGCCGCCTTGGAACTTGTTGCTCAGTTCGCGCGCCTCACGAAGCGCCGAGAGCGACGACTCGCCCGCCTCTGCTTGAACCCTTAGCTCGAAGAGCTGCCGCTGCTCGGGCGCCGTCAGCTGCTCGCGGCGCTCGAGGCTCTCGCGCTCCCTGCGCTCGCTTTCGCGTTGCCGGTCCTCGCGACGGCCCTCTTCCGCCTCGCGACGAGCCGCCAGCGCATCCGCACGCGAACCGGCGGCTACGCCAGCGATCATCTGCGCGTTCGCAAGCCTTTCGGCAGCAAGATCCCGCTGCGTCTGCAGTCGATCCGCGACCTCCTGCTGCCGCGCCTCGCGCCTGAGAGCACTTTCAGTCCGCCTCTCGGTCATCTGCAGCATCGGCCCGGCAATCGCCTGCGCGCGTTGGCCCATCGTGCCGCCAAGCGCCTCCAGCGTCAGCTTCTCGCGCTCCTCTGGCGTCTTCGCGCCCTGCAGGGCGGCGGCGAACTCCTGGCCCTTCTTGATGTCGCCTTCGCGGAGTTCGCGCTGCTGGGTGATCGACTGCTGCTCAAGCACGCCCGCGCCGAGCCCCTGCAGGGCCTTCGCCAAGACTGCCGCAGCCGAGATGGGCGCTTGGATGCCCTGATACGAGGACACCTCGATCGGCTGGAACGCCTGTTGCTGGAGTGCCTCGGCGTATTTCTGCCGGCGCGCGATCTCGGCCTTCTGGGCCTCGTATGGGTCGGGCAGGTTGAACGAGACGGCCATGTCACAGGGCTCCGTAGTTCACGGCCATGAAGCCGTTGGGCATCATGTGGACGGCCTCGGGCTTCACCTCCAGAACCTCCTGCGCCATGACGCCGCGCTCCCGGTTCCCGAAGATGTCGTACTCGTAGATGCCGATGCCGAGCGGGTGATCGCCGACGCGCACGATGTTCGACTTCAGGCGACGATCCGACCATGCCGTGATGGCGGCTGGCGCATAGCGAAGAGCCGAACCCGCAAGCATTCCGAGGCCCTGCATCTGCGCGTTGATGCCAGCTTGCTGGATGCCGTACTGCTGCATCGCGTTCTGCCCCGCCGCCTGCGCCGCGCCAAAGATGGGAGCCGGGGTCACCTGCGTCGGTTGGTAGCCTCCAAACTGCGGCATTTGGATCTGCGAGCCGCCCATCAGCCCGATGATTTCGTTAAGCGGCTGCGCGCGAAGGAGCAGCTGTTGCTGCAGAGCCTGCTGCTGGGCGGTGTTGCCAAACTGTGCGGCGGCCAGCGCCTGGTTGAAGGCCTGCGTCTGCGCCGCGTTTGCCGCCTGCTGCTGCTGAAGGGCAGCGGCTTGGTTCTGCGCAAGCGCTTGGTTTGCCGCTTCTGTGCTCTGCATTCCTGCGCCGAACGCCGCAAGCTGCGCCTGGTTGCCGAACTGGCCTGACGCGAGCGCTTGGTTGAACGCCTGTTGCTGCGCAGCATTCTGCATCTGCTGCTGCTGGGCGAGCATCGCCTGATTCTGAGCGACCGCCTGATTGTAAGCCTGCTGGTTCTGGAGGCCAGCGCCAAACGACGCAAGCTGCGCTGCGTTGCCAAACTGACCGGATGCGACGGCCTGGTTGAATGCCTGCTGCTGTGCGGCGTTTTCCATCTGCGCCTGCTGCGCAAGCGCCGCCTGGTTCTGCGCAAGAGCTTGATTGGCCGCCTGCTGCCGCTGCATCTGCGCGCCAAAGCCAGCAAGCTGCGCCTGATTGGCAAAGGACGCGAGCCCGGTCGCCTCAGACAAGCCCTGTTGCCGCGCCGCCATGTCGAGGTTCAAGCCTTGCAGCGCCGCCTGCGAACGCAAATCGTTTTCCTGCTGGGACTGTTCGGTCATTGCCGCTCGGTAGGCTTCGCTGCCGCGCGGAATGCCTTGATTGACGAGCTGGTTTTCAAGCGCCGCGCGCGAACGCGTCAGCGATGGCTCCAGCCGTGCCAAAATGGCCTGCTGGGCGGTTGCGCCGGCGCCAACGGGCATGGCCGCCAACCCGGTCAGATCGATGTTGGAGCGCAGGCTGGGCGCAAGAACGTCCGTTTCCGCCTGCCCAAGCCCGGTCAGCGATACGCCGCGCACCGGGCCGCCAACGGGCTCCAAGCCGCCCTGCAGGCGCGGCGCACGCACGCCGCCACGGGCGATGCCAGCCGCAGTTAGATCCGGCGCGCCCAAGATTTCTCCGGTGTAACCGAGGCCAACCTGCAGCGACGGCGCGGTTGGTCCGCCGCGCGCCATGCCCATGCCGGTGATGTCGGGAGCGCGCGCAACATCGCCATACAATCCAAGATCCGTCCGAACTGGCGGAAGATTTGGTGTAAATGGAGTGGAAAGCGCTCGCTGCGCCGTCCCGATGCCCTGCTCTCCGAGCTGCGCTAGCTGCCGATCAACGCGCTGCTGAGCCTCCAACGTCGCCTGCGCCTCGGGCGTCAGGGTCTGCCGAACTGTCGGAATGTCGAGGTTGGTTCGAGTTGTGAACTGTTCGCGCGTTGGAGCCGCACCGCCGGCCGCTGCCCACTGCGCCAAGGCGCGCATGTATCCCGGCTGGTCGAGGCCATACGCGCCGGTCTCTTGGTTCTGTACCGTGAATTGCGCTTCGGTAGGCATTTCGCCGCGACCGCCGCGCGACTGGTATGTTTCCATTGCGCGATTGTAAGCAGCTTCGTCGAAAACCTCGTTGCCATAGGTCACCGTCTGCGTGCCAAGCGGCCCGATGATGTTCGGGTTGGACAGCATCGCGGAGGCACGCGCGGCCTCGACATTGGCCGCGCCCTGTGCTCGCGCGGCTCCCGCGTAGTCAGGCGCAGGTGGTGCCGATGCTCTCTTGCCCATAGACGCCTCCGACAAAGCGGCACTCCTCGCGCCGCAGGCTGTAGATCAAGAGGTCGCCGCCTGGCGATGCTTCGCGCAGGCGCGCTTCCTCGGCAAAACCAAGGCGATGCAAGATGCGAATGCTGCGGATGTGGTCCGCGGTGGTCGTCGCGATGATCTTGCGAGCGCCCAGCTGGCGAAACGGATAGTCAAAGATCGCCAAAATGAAGCTTCGGGTCAATGGCTTGTCTGCGGCAATCTGGCCTTCAATGCTGACGCCGTTCCAGTCGCGGTAGGATGCGCCGGCGGTCAGTACGCCGTTGCTGTTCCAGCCAATGGCCGACATGCAAACGGGGTCAAAGAACCCACCAATGCGTCCCATCACCCAGTGGCCGACATCCGGTCCGGTGACGATCATACGCCGGCCCAGCCCTGCTGGAACACGACGTCCGTCGAAGCCCATTCAAGCGACAGCCCCTTGCTGGCAGAACGAAAATTGACGGCCCCGCAATAGCCGATGCCCGTCACGCCCTGCCAGTTCAGCGTGATGATCGTGCTGTCGCCCCAGTTCGAGTTGTTCCAGACGGCCGTGTCCCAAACGGGCGCTGCTGCGGCCAAGTAGGACAACGGCGCCGCCTGGTTGATGATCTGGAAGTCGACGTTCATACCCACGAAAACCGAAGGCTGCCCGTCAGCGAACAAATTGGGGCGTGCGCGCGTGAAATACTTCTGCGTTCCGCGCGAGCCGAAGTAGTTGAAGGCCTGCAGCGCGCCAGCGGAGATTGCGGCGCCGTCATCGGCGTGATCGTCGGTCCATGCGCGGGCGACATAGGTAGGACCGCCAAAATAGGGATCTTGCTTGTGCAGGACAAAACAGCTAGCCGGCCAGCCGGTGAAATTGCACCAGCTCTGCACGATGGTGTTCATCACATACTGCTGCTGCTTTCCGGCCGCCACAGGCACGTTCACCAGAATGGCGTTGTACTTCGGGATGACGCAAACTTCCCAGCCAAAGTTTGATCCATAAGCCGTCGTGGCAGCCGCAAAAGCGCCTTGTATGTTGTCTGTCAGAGCCACGCGCTGCGGCGACACTCGTGCGCTGACAAGCGAAGATGACAGCGGAAACAGGCCATCATAGGCGATGTAGGCAAGATCGCCGCCGAACTTGCCAAGGCATCGCTTGCCGATCGGGGCGCCCATCGCATAGACGCCGATGAGCGACCATGTCGACGCGTTCGCGGGGTCGGTGCCGCGATAGATGATGATCTCGCCCTGGCTTGTCACGAACACCAGATTGTCGTCGAGGCCATAGCCAGCATCGATGGTCCACACACCCATCGTCAGCAGATAGCCGCCCTTGCGTGCAATCGACGACAGGTCCAGTGACTGTGCGGCTCCGCCCACGGACGACGTCGGAAGATACCAAGCCTTGAGCGTGTTCTTCTGCGTAAACCAGACACGGTTCTTGAACAGGATCACGTTGTCGAGGTCGGTCGTTGTCACGCCCGTGATTGCCGGAACCGAAACGCCCGTGATCGCTGTCCATGTCGACCCGTCGTATAGCCGAGGGCTATCTGCGCCGTTGACGCAGTACATGTAATTTCCGCCTGACGTCGCGACGTTTGTGTATTCCCAACGCGCATTCGATAGGCCGGACACCACCGCCGCGCCGACCGCGCCAGGCGTCGTTGCGTCGTAGATGGCGGTGCCAGAGCAAGCAAACAGATTCTGCGCGGTCGCCCCGTTGTACGCCATCAGCGTCTCGACAGCGCTCGCAAAGCCGGTGACGTGCTTCTGGAACCCGCCGCGCAGCACGACGTTCGTCGCGGTCGGGAAATAGTTTTCCAGCGACACCGCGTCGGTCGGCTTCATGTTCGCCAAGCTGTCGCGCGCGTTCCAACCGCCGATGGGAGCAGGAAGCGATGCCACCCGCGCCGATGCGCGCTTAGCGGTGCGCAGGATGGGTGCCGGGCGCGCCATCGTCAGGTGGACCCATAACCGCTGTCTGGGATGTTGTCGTAGCCGATCAGCACCGTGCCAGGGCGCGGCGCGAACGACAGGTTCGCCGAAGACATGTCTTGCGCCATTGCGGTATCCAGCTCGCGCAGGAAATCGCGATAGATTGCCGTCGTGTCGAAGCCCTTCGCCTCGAAGTACTTCAGCTTGGTCATCAGCACGACGACGCGATCCGGGTAGATGCATGTGTCGTCGTCGGCGGTGAAGCTGTTCTTGACAGTACCGGCGGCCGAGTACGCCCAACCCTTGCTGCGATACTCAAAACCCAGATACTCGGCGGTCGTGGTGGGCGGCCAGATCTGGAAGTAGCCGCCGTAGAGCCTCCACCTGATGCGCGGGCCGGTCGAGATGTAGCCCGAGAGCAGCCATTCCCACTGCTGCGGGCTCTCCGGGCCGAGCATCTCCCAGCGCTTTGACTTGTCCCATTGAGTGCGCGGCACGAGCGCGTCGTAATCTGTCGGGAGCGAGTACTTGGTTTTGGCGAACGTGATGCTGGCGGCGACGCCCGCAGAGCTCGGGATCTGGTTCAGCGTCACCTGCGTGCCGCTGTCGACGGACTGGATGAACGTATCTTGGTTGATGCCCGTGCCGACAGCCATGTAAGTCGTATCAAGGCCCGTGGTGTCGGGAATGCCGGTCACGGCAGCCGATGATGTCGACCACGTGCCGGTCGTGACCAGATACTGCACCGTGAACCTGTAGGGCTTCGTCAGCTCTCGCCAATCGTGGCGCTTGAGCAGCTCGTAGCCGCTGGCATTCATCAGCGCGAGGATCTGGATCACGTCCTGCGACGTGTTGCCCGAAACCGTCGACGGGCTGACGACGCCCAGCTCGTTTGTCACCTGCTGGACAAGCTGAACCATCGTCGAGCCCATGTCAGGCACTCCTGTCAGTCATCGGCGGACGGCCGCGACGTGGCGCGTCCTCGCGCGCGGCAACAAGCGCCGCAACCTGGGCCTCCAGCGCCGCAAGCTTCGCCTTCGCTTCGACCAGTTCGGAGTTGCTGGTGGACTCCGACTTCAAACGCAAGAACGCTTGAGCGCGCAGCCGCAGCCCGACGCCACCCATGCCGACGCGCATCATCTGCGCGTCGGATGCCGTGGCGACCTGCTCGACGGTCCTAAACTTCAGGATCTGCAGCTCGGCGACCTGGGCATCGGTGATGTCAGAAGGAGCGGCGTCGTGCCATTCCTGCAGCTTCGTGCCAGGAATGTCCCCATTTTCGTTCTGCATTTGGAAGTGCAGCCACTGGCGCGGAAACCGCTCCTTGTGGTCATCGCGCACGGGCTGGTCGATGATGTTGGTCGTGTCGCCAGGCACCATGATGCGGATGAACGGGCGGCCAACCTCCTTGTTGGTGTAGAACTCAACATGGAGCTTGGCGTCGGCGTTTGCTTCGTCGCTATCCAGCGGCATCTTACGCGCCCGCGATCGAGATCCACGTCGTCGCGGACGTGGCGATGAACAGGACGCGCGTGGTTGCCGTGACGTCGAGGGAAGCGGCGGCGGCGTTGATCGTCGAGCCGGTCGCCGGGTAGACCTTCAGCGTGCTGGCGCCAGCGTTGTAGACGCACACCATAGCGCCGGCCTCGGTCGGCGGCAGCTTGACGCCCGTGCCGGCCGCCGTGGTGCCCACGGTGTTCCAGACAGCCGAGAGCTGCAGCGCGTCGGTCGCGGCGGAGCCGGTCGCGGTCAGGCCGGTGGCGCCGTCGCCGCAGATGGAGATGGTGGCGAGGCCCGAATTGCCGGAAGCCTGCACGCGAGAGGGGATAGGCATGGTGGGGTCCTTTCTTATTTGCCCATGAGGGCGGCTATGGCCGGGAGAAGGCCCGTGCCGTGAACATACAATTCCGCGTCGCCATCGCACAACTGACGGGACGCTACTTGGAACTCCATTGCCTGCCGGGCCATCCACGGCGCGGCAATGAAGCGCTGGTCGCCGACGCGGAACTCCTGCTTGTCGTCGGCGTCGTTGAGCTCCTGCGGGTAGGCATGGCCCTCGCCAGCCTCCGAGAAGCTGCTGTCGAACCCGAACAGGTGGATCTTGCGGTGGCC